GGTTCAAGTATGATGGCTGCTATAGAAGGTGAGATTAAACAAAATGAATTAAATCGTTCAGTGAGTGTTAATAAAACTACACTAGCACAAAACGTCACACATCATCTGTTGACTATTCGTAATCCGTATGTAACAAACGGTAAAAGTGGTGCCTTAAATGGCAATTATGTTATCAATGCTAAAGAAATTATATTAAAAGATATCAGTATAGCTACACAGGGTAACGACCCTTCTATACTTTATGTTTTCTTTGAACCTACTAGTTTTAGCGCAACACATGTTTATTCTAGTCAGCCTAAAGACAACGGCATGACATCTACTGTAGATGGAACATTTGATCCTACGGTAGACACAGCCATATGTCGGTTCGTTTCAGCAATTAACGGACAAGCCAGTTATCCTTTGCGTGATTTTCGTGTAACTATCCCGCCTGGTGCTAATGTTAGTTTTGCTATTAATTCTACAGCACAAATCAGTCGTGTTACATTTGCTGTAGTATTCAGTGAGGATTAAAATGTATCGTAAGTATATCAACATAGTAGAAGCAGCTAACAAAGGTTGTCCTATTGCTACCTACGACATAGATGTCAATCTAAAGAATCGTCAGAAGGCCATAGACGAATATCATTATGGCCCTGCTAACCCAGATGAGCCAGAATCGTATTGGAAAGATGCAGCCAAACGTTGGGGTATTACAGAAAAGACTGCCAAAACTATGAAGTGCGGTAACTGTGCTGCTTTTGATGTGTCAGACAAAATGTGGGCATGTATTGAAAATGGCATTAAAGGTGACGAAAAAGCCGCAGATGCTATGGCAACTATACATAGAGCCGACTTAGGGTACTGTAACTTTCTGCATTTCAAGTGTGCCGGAGACCGCTCATGTACCGCTTGGGTTACAGGTGGCGCAATAGACAATAAGGATCGTACCCAATGAACTTAAGACAGTTAATTAACATAGTAGAGGGTGAATTTAGATCCAATGATTTAGAAGAATTTAAACCCGATAATAATGCGCTAGATGATCTTAAATCAAAATACCTACCCGATTGGGAAATGTTAGATCATAAAGACCTACAGGCCAAGTATGTGGCCAAAGATCATAGGCATGCTCAAGAGTTTACAGAATGGATTAATAACCTCTGTGAAGATATGGATCATTTTGCAGAAGTTACACAGGATGTGGCAGAAGTTACAGTTAAGACTACAACCTTTGATGTTAAAGGGTTAACTATATTAGATTTTCAACTGGCTATGCGAGTAGATGCCTATGCTCAAAGTAACGATATTGAGCAGGTAAGAATGAGCGGAAATTTTGGAATGCATAGATAACATGTTTGCTAGATATGATGTTCGTTTAATGTCTAATCCTGTTTGTTCTAAGCCAGTAGAAGGTTTAGAAGAACAGGATTTTTTCTATTATGACAAAGATGGATTTGAACTCAACCAAGCTGAACGTAAGTTTTATACAGCTATGAATTATCCTATAAACAATCCAATATTAAATCACTGCTGCTGGCAAGAAACTTGGTTTAAATTGATTGCAAAAGATTCCAATCTAATATTAGATCATAGCATGTTTTTATGTCGTTGTAGTTATGAGCAACAGGCATTGGAACAACTTAATCAGTTTAAAACACAGACACCCCAAGCAGACTTACTAATTAAAACCCGTCAAAAATGGGGGTTTGATTTTGCCTTAGATGCTGTCCACAACGGAGAGATTTTTGAAGTTATACACATAGAGTATGATAATTACGATTACGAATATTTTAACAATCGTATGATACACTTTGACTACATAGTACGTCACACTGACTGGAATGACGCAGCCAAGCGAGTTTGGCAACAGAGAGACCAGTGGCAGCATCTAAAAGGCTTTGAACAAAATAATTGGAAAGCTAAGTTTTTGTTAGGATGGAACAAAGCAGAGTATACTGAAAAAACAATATAGAAAAAGGCCCAGAACGGGCCTTTTTCATTTTACTATAATATATACTCTATGAGCGTAATTTAATTTACTCTAATATATAATAATATTTATTTCTTAACGCCACTGTTGACAAATGCGTACATTTTTTCAGCAGTTTCAAGAACTTTGTCGAGACCCGGATATGTAGGCATTTCGACTGTGCTTACAATCTGTCCAGTCTTTTCATCACGCTTGGCGCTCATTTCCCAACCTTGGAACTTAACGCTATACTCGCTTTGAACAAGATCTTTGGCCATACCTAAAATATCTGTACGGATTTCATAGCCGTTCTTGTTAAATTTAACTTCTGGTAGCTTTGGTGTAAATTCAGACATGTTATTCTCCTTGTGTGTTTGTGTCTGCGGGCTTGTTAGCAGCCTTAGCCCTAGCTGCCTTTGTTACTTCCACACCTTGTGGAAATAAAACTTTGCTTACAGATTCTACGCTATACTTGCTAAGATCAATAGCATTATTAACCAACATTTTAGCAAATGCGGTTTGTGCTGTAATATAATCATTAGCTGCTTTATTGAGCGTAGGATCTGTAAAGACCTTATTGGTAACGATACGTTTGGTATCTTGAATAGTATCGATAAAAAATGCGGGTGAAAACATATAATTCCTCCTGTGTGTATATGTGTTATTATATATCTATTTTGTGCTAAAAGCAATAGTTTTTGAAGTTATTCCTGCATTACTTTTTTCGCTGCTTCGTAATTGCCTTGACGAACAAAGTATGTGGCAGCGCGAGCTTTTCCGAAACTTTCAAAAACTGAATATACGACTGATAAAAAGTTTTTCATAAGAATTTTCCTTGTGAGTATTTGTATTCGAACTCTTTGGTAAAGTGTTCAACGTCTGCGGCATTTTGTGGATGCCTGTTTGAGATGTAGCGATCTAGCTCGCTTTGATAGTGCGCTTTAGGAAACATTTCGGCTAGTCGCTCCAACATCCTAAGCATTTGATCTGATAGTTTTTTCATTGTATAATCCTCTGTAAGTGTGTTAGAAACTCATGGTTTCTACTAACTTATTTATCATAGCTATATTGCTCTGCACAAAACAATGAAAGCCATTATTAAAACGGTAAATATAGCAAAGGAATGCCGAGATAATGAGAAAAAGTACAAGATCTATTCTGCAAGAACTTAGTGATTTAGGCGTAAATCGTAATAAAGATTTGGTTATTGAAAGTAGAGGCACCAATTTAATTGAAAGTGCAATTAACCTACTGTCTTTAATTCGAGAACACTATGACATTGAAACTGCTGCTGAGTTAGAAAGGCGCTTTATCAACGCTATTAGAACCAGTGAGCCAGCTAAATTTAAACGCGGCATTAAAAAAATTCAGGAAGACAGAAACAATGATACTCAATGAAGGCGGCAATGTTTTTCCGGATGTTACACCGTTTGATCACGCAAACGTTCCGGAAATATTAAGTAAATTACAACGTACAATATCAGATACAGGAATTAGACTAATTCCTGTTGGTTCTGCTGCTACACCAAAGCCAGGCAAAAAAAGCGGAGACATGGATGTTATTGCTGATGAAGAACAGGTATTAGGGTTTTTCAACGCAAAAGATGCTAAATCTGCCCGCAGAGCATTAAATGATTATATTTCTACAAAAGGATTCCAAACAGCACAAAGTGGTATCAATGTGCATGTCAGAGTACCAGTTGGGTCAGAGGCTCATCAAGTTGACATTATGGTTACTCCTAAAGCTGAAAAAGTCAGCAGGTTTCACACACATGATATTCCAGATAAAAGTCCGTATAAAGGTGTTAACAAACAGTTAATGATGGCCATACTTGCCAAGCAGAAAGGGTATATGTGGTCAGCCTGGCAAGGATTGTTTGATAGAACTGCCGAAGGTAAAAAAGGAGATTTTATCAGCGATGATCTAGATGAAATAGCACAAAGATTACTAGGTGACGGTGCTAGCTCTAAAAATTTAGGGTCTGTTGAAGCTATTCTTCGATCACTTCCCGAAGAAGAAGCACAACGATTACTGGCTAAGGCAGAAGAAGATCCAAATTGGCAACCAAAAAAACAAGAAAAAGTAGACGAAGGTCCACAGCATTGGTTTAGAGAAATAGCAGCTAAACTAGCAGAAGCTGATACAGTACAGACAGGATCCGGCGGAACTGTTACATCAGGCTCAGGAGCACCTGTGACTACAGGTACAGGAACTTCACCTAAGCCGGGAGCTGTTCCTACAGTTGATCCAAAAAATTATCAAGTGCCTAGTATTGATTTTTTAAAGAAAAATTACGAACATCCTGCTGATGTCATCTACGGCGGCACGAAATCGGAAACAGATCCCGAGAGAGTAGGAGCATGGGAACCTACCAGCGACTTCGGTGAATTAATGTTAGCATGGAATGCTCAATATTATAGAGCTCGTCAAGCAAATCCAGATCATGTAGAACCTAAGGTTCCAAATGATTGGGAACTTATTCGACGCTTACTAAGCACTCCTGAAGGAAAAGAATGGGCAGTTGAACATTGGGTTGGTTTATCAAACGTCAATGATAAAAGTCCCGAAGCAGAGTTTCAACGTGCTCAACAGAAAGAATTTGAGAAACAACGTAATGCTCGTGAACTAGCACAGAAGAGTGACGTGATTAAACCTGGTTGGAAATTTGATCCTGAATTGGGAACAACTCCGGCATATCATAGAAGTAAACAACAGGCCGCAGCACCTGCTACTGTTAAAGAGCAACTTGATGCCATGTTGCGAATTGCGAGGTTAAAATGAGAGCTCGTGAATTTGTAATTGAAATGGCTGAAGTCACTAAGAAAAAATTAGGACGAGCATTTAATCACCTCGAAGACCTTGTGTTCTTTCATGGCAGTAAAGGCACACTGGAAGCATTAGATCATATAAAAGAAATAGCCACAGAGGAAGGCGGCCAAACAGTTAGAATGAAGTGGGACGGCAATCCTCAAATCTATTGGGGCCGTGCAAAGAAAAACGGACCTTTAGTACTAGCTGGACATAACGGCTGGAGCAGAGGCGCTATGACTGCTGATCCTAGGGATGTCTACGACTTTATAGCTAACAAGAGCGGAACACCTAAAACTCCGGAAGATAAGGCTAATAGAGATCAGTTTGCAAAAAAGTTTGCCAGCTTGTATCCGTTATTTGATCGAGCAACACCTAAAGATTTTGTAGGATATGTTTACGCCGATGGGTTGTTTTTAGATAGACCAAAACTAGATGCTAACGGAGTATACACCTTTTGTCCAAACCCTAAAAGTAAAACTTGCTATCACGTAAGTGCTGAAAGCGAATTAGGAAAACGTATTGGTTCAGCACAGGTAATGGTAGTAGGACATGCATTCTTTCCTGAGTTCGGCATGGACGACAGCGATCAAGAACCTATTGATGATTTTAGTATGTTTAATTCTACGCCAGAATTGATTGTGCAAGGACCTGTATATAACAGTCAACCAGTTACAGTAGGCAGTGACAAAATTGAACAAGTAGAAGCATATCTTAGACAGAATGCTGGAGCTATAGATTCTTTCTTACAAGAAACTCCAGGGTTAGGCGATCTTAAAAATATTCTTTATACCTATGTTAATCAAACTGCTAAAGCAAGACAGTTAGACAATCTAAATTCTGCTAATTTTTTTACTTGGCTAACTACCAGCAAGGTCAGCACCAACAAGCAGACAAAAATAAAAGAGTTAACTCAATTAAATCGCAATGCACTTGAAGCCATATTCAGTTTGGTAATGCAGATAATGGAATTGAAAGACGATGTCATTCAACAAATTGAAAGCGGAGCCAAAGGCGAGATATGGGATACAGAAGGTGAAGGCCGAGTTCGCTATGCCGGACAAGGCAAACAGTTTGGTAATGTTAAACTAGTACCTCGTAGACGTTGGACACCCACATGAAATTAGAACAGTCTAAACTGACTTACGAACGTAACGATCTAGCACCAAGTATTAGCGAAGATACTGTTAACTATCATTACGGCAAGCTGTATAAGACCTATGTAGATCGTTATAATGCAGGGGAAGGTGATCCAGACTTTAATGAAGCTGGGGCATTCTTGCACAGCATTTATTTTGCACAGTTTCAGAGCCCTACAAGTTCTAATAAACCAACCGGATCCATAGCTGAGTTTATTACTAAACATTTTACCTCTTATGAAAAATTTAAAGATGAGTTCGAAACTGAAGCGATGAAAATACAAGGTAGTGGTTGGGTCTATCTTAGTAAAAATGGCAAAATAAAAACTATTAAAAACCACGAAATTAAAAATGACATTGTGCTGTTAATTGATTGGTGGGAACATGCTTGGGTATTAGACTATCAACATGACAAGAAGAAATATCTAGATAATCAGTGGAAAATTATTAACTGGAATATCATATCAGGCAGAGTAGGTTTAATTGTAAAAGAAAGTCAACTTGGTATAGGATTTATCAAAGAGATTAAAGAGTCAAGATATATTCAATCCGAGGGTGATGTTAAAATTTCGTATACCAGTATGTGTGAAGCTTTATACCTATCAGTTTTAGCTATTGAATTTATTAGTAGAACTAAAAAAGGACAAGACATTGCTGAACGCTATGCTAGACAAACTGCTGCATATTCTTTATACGATCAATTTAGATTTAGCAGCACTGACATGTATAACTTTATCTACTTTGTAAACGCTAGTCCTGATCGTGCTGCTAAAATTTTTAATTCACCCGACGCTAAATCTTTACGAGAAAAAACTCATTTACCATTGATGGCACTTAACGGATGGTTGATCAGCTTGCTAAGTCCTAGCAATAGAGATCTAGGCTTTTTCATGCGATTAGAACAGGCACTGAGCATTAGTAGCAGCGATCTTAAAGAGATACGCAGAATGTTAAGTTATAGAAATCCCACTGACAGCGATGTGTCAAATATGGCTTTTAGAATATTAAATGCGTATAGAAATAAAATGCCCCAGTTTGATTTGCTACCAGATCTAGAACGCATTTGCAACGACAAGATATCTTATATCTACTAAAATACGGCGTTTGAACCCAGTTTTTTTCCGTTTGGCTAAATAATTATACAAAGCTCACAGAGTAGTGAGTTTGGCAACAAGAGGAGAAATTATCATGCCAAGTTTAATCGGAACAACAGTTGCGGCTAACTATCTAAAAGCCGTTCAAAGCCCAGGTGCTGCTCTAGCAGGTCTAACAGCTAGCGATACAGTACCATTGCTAACATTTAGCACACCAAACCTACGTTTATTCAAAGTTTCTGTTGCAGGTGTAGATCTAACAGCTACTCCAGGCGCCGCAAACAGCAACTGGTCTAAAGCAGTTCGTGCTTTACAAGTAACTAGCGAGCTATTTGCTGTATTTGCACCAGACTATGATGTAACTACAGAAGGTGCTAGCACATTCTGTTTCATGGCTCCAGACTTCAACACCAACGTTGGTCCAGCTACAAACAGCAATCCACTAAGCACTGCTTTATTCACAACAGTTGAAACAGCTATTAATGATGCAACTGGCGGTACAGCTACCGTTAGCTATGCAGCTTTAACAGGTGTAGCAGTAGCTTAATTCTTTCTCAATCGGGATGGGAAGGGGCCCTGGTTTTTACCGGGGCTTTTTTACGACCATTAAATACTACATGAACGACGAAACTTTAAAATTACTTAATATTCATAAAAAACATGTTACTATCACACCTGAGTTAATAGAACGTGTGTTAAAACTTAAAGACTATCATCCCAGTAGACAAATGACTAATAGAGGTGGATGGAGATCTGACAAGTTTATCAACGAAGAATTGTGGATTAAAGAATTAAGAGAACACATAGAAAAACTGTGTGACTCTACTACCCGTAGATTTTGGGTTAATATTAATGGAAAAGGTCATTGGAACGAATGGCACACACATGAATATGCAAGGTACGGTGTTGTATTTTATCTACAAGTTCCTAAAGATTCGGGAGACATAGTGTTTAGAAAAGATGGTATAGAATACCCGTTGACTCCTTATCCAGGTTTGCTATTAATGATCCCTGGAAAATTAGAGCATAAGGTATTACCTAATAACAGCGAAGAAAATCGTATAAGCATTGCTGCAAATTTAGAAAAATTAGTAGATCCTGCTAGCACATATTAAATATTCAATGCAATATAAACTGTATACATTAGTCGACATAACGCACACAGGACACTACCGTAGAGAAGTAGACAACGAAATTCTTTGGAAAAAAGAACAAAACTTTAACACGATACTGCATACCTTAGGACTCAGATCAAATATATTTTACGAAAATAAACCACAACGTTTAGAAGTAGGAGGTCGAGCAGTAGGTTTTGACACAGACGAAATTATTCGAGTTTGGCGCTTTGATTGGACTACTGAACAAGATATATACAGAGAGGGCGATGATTCTGTAGCTTTTCTAAAACAGGACTTTCATCTAGTGCCCTATCATGCTAATTTAGATGAAATTATGGATCAAACACACAAAGTTTTTAATGTTTTGGATCCAGGCAAGAATATTGTTTTCTTTTTAAAGCAATAAATATAACAAAGGCACACATTATAGGCTATTCGTTTAGGCACATGTCCGCAAGGAACTTGACCAAAAGGAGATCGCCTATATGGCAACTACAGCAGAACGACTTGGCATTGTTGAAACGAAAGTCGTAGTATTAGACGAAAAAATTGATGAATTAAAAACTGATGTCAAGCAGGTTCACGACTGTTTAGATAGAACCGGTGACGAGCTTAAATTACAGTTAAAAACAATGCACGAAGCAGCTTGTGTACAGCATGATCAGTTGGCAGCAAAGATTAGCGAAATAGAAAAATTTAAAAATAAATGGATGTATATGATTTTAGGCGGAGCAGCAGTGTTGGGCTGGGTCACAGGTCATATAGACACAGTTGTTAAAATTTTAAATTAATGTCAAATAATGTATCTAAGAGAATTTACACAGGAAGGCATAGTAGATGCAGCAGTTCAATTTCATAGAGAGTTGAACCCTTTGCTGTGGCGCGGCGGGCAAATGAAACCGCAGGTTAGATACAAACTACTGCAAATAGCCAAACACTTTATTGAATTTATAGATATACCTCAGCTATATCTTAAAGATATCACTGTTTCCGGAAGTAACGCAGCATTTAGTTATACACCACAAAGTGATATTGATTTACATTTAGTAGTAGATGTTCCTCCGCAACAAGAACTACTATTAAAACCTTTATTTGATGCTAAAAAAAATCAGTACAATTTTAATCACGATATTAAAATTAAAGATATTGATGTAGAAGTTTATGTCCAGCCTAGTTCTGACAAACACCACAGTTTAGGTATTTACAGCGTGTTAGATAATCGCTGGATTTCAAAACCCGTTATGGGCGCAGTAAAAATCGATGATAGCGATGTACAAGCTAAAGTTGACAATTACTTAAATAAAATCATGCAGGCTCTTGTTGACGACGATATTGATCGTGTTAAAGAAATTCAACAAGAGATTAGTAAAATTAGAAAAGCTGGCTTAGAACAGGGTGGAGAATTTAGCATAGAAAATATAGCATATAAAGTACTACGTGCTAAAGGTTTTATTGAACAGTTACGTCAGCATATATACAAATTACAAGATAGAGCATTGAGTCTCGGAGAACAGTCATGAAAATAAACGATATTAAAGAAGGTCTTCGCGACCCAAAAGATAACCCGTGCTGGAAGGGTTACAAGCCTGTAGGTACAAAGGAAAAGGGCGGCAAGACTGTGCCTAATTGTGTACCAAAAGAAAGTATGGCAGAAGATGATGTAGATGAAGGTCGATTTTATAATCCCATGGATCAAGAGCGTAGAGAACAAGATGCTATGGACTATGACCGTCGTGCTTTTAAACGTGCCGAGCTACAACACGAATTAGGACACGAAGACGATCCAGATTTTGAACGTAAGCTGCGTCAACAACAAATAGACAGAGACCGTGGCCCTTGGTATATTCGCATTGACGGCAAGGTCTATCGTCAACGAGGCGAACCTAAATCGTTTGATTGGAAGCGTGGTGCAAATAATTATGCACTGGCAATGGTTAAGAATAAACCAGAATTA